TGTCCGGCCGCAATTCGAAGGCGCGCGAGCGGGAATCGTTGAGCCATGCCAGCAGTTCTTCGGGCTTCCATGCCTTCGCGCCGGCGTCGAGCAGCGTGAACCGCGCCCGGTCGATGACGTTCTGTCCGGTGTAGTTCATGGGAACTCATCCAGTCCCGTGCGCAGCTGCGGGCGGTTGTAGCCAGCCTCGACCTCATCGGCGGCCTTCGAGATGCCGGACTTGAAGACCGCTGACATGCCGGCAACCCGACCGGCGATGGCGTACGGCACGCTTTCCTGCGAGTGCAGTAGGGCCAGCGCGCCGGCGGCGATGATCTCCGGCCAGCGCGTCAGCAGGATATTCGGCAGCGTCTCGGCGGCATCCGACGGCCGCAGCGACGTCTCGATTGTCAGCACCTTCTCGATCGTGGCCGTCGTCAGGTATGGAATCAGGCGGATGGTCGACTCGCCCAGGCTCAGCCACCAGTGCAGGTCGTCGGCGGCATCTACCGTCTCGGCCTGCCACCCGTCCGGGTACATATCCTGCAGCTCAGACTTCGTGGTCGGATCGAGCAGACCTCCCGGCCCGTAGACCTCGAGCACGGAATGCACGACCAGGTTGGAGTCGGTCGAGACGACCGTGACCTCCGGCTTCGCCGGCGCCTTGAGCTTGATCGTCTCGTTGACCGCGTACGTCTCCTTGCAGAACCTGATTGCCGACTGTCGCAGCGCGTCGTCGATCGCGGGCCGCGGGGCGCCGGCCACCCACGGCAGCACGTAGACGTCGAAGTCGCGGAACTCGGCCATTACAGGTTCTGCACCCTGCCGTTATGCGTCGCGCGCACGGCATCGATGAGCGCTTCTCGCGTCATCGTGCGGTGATCGAACTCCACGCCGTAGTTGCGCTTGCCGAACGCCGCGATGTCCGCCTTGCTGAGCGGGTCGAACGACGCCGGCAGTTCTTCCTGCGTCAGGATCGACTCCTCGACCGTCCTCGCGTCCGACTCGAGCTGATCGAGCGCCGCCCGGTTGTTGGATGCCGCCTCGTTGGCCGCGATTTCTTCAGGCGTCAGCGGAGTGCTCAGCGCCTCAATCTTCGGGTCGAGCTCGTCGATGATCAGGCCGACGTTCGGCAGGTCGGCTGCTGTGATCGGTACGATTTCCCACACGTCGCCGTGCGGCTGGAACTTCGGAACGAGCGCGGCCGGCACCGCATGGATCTGGTTCTTCACCCAGATCAATCCGGTGAATGCCACGTTGTCCTTCTTCACGGCTTTGTTGCCGATGTACTTGACGCCTACAAGGTTGCCCATGCTTTCCCCTTAGAAGAAGGGCGGCCCGAGAGCCGCCCTTCGTTTGCTGCGTTGCTTATTACTTCACGCCCTCGTTGATGCCGGTGACGATCAGGACCAGCTTCGGTGTGCCGGTGAAGTTCTGTGCGTTCACAAGGATCTGCAACCACACATCACGTTCGAACCGGATTGGCAGAGCTGCTGACACGGCATCGACAGCGGCCGAGGCCACGTCAAGGTCGTTCCACCAGTAGTTCGCCGCAGCAACCGGTACTGCGCCGTCCGCCGGCGCATAGCCGACGTCGAGCGTGTTGCCGGTGCCGATGTCCGCGAAGATGCCACGGACGTTGGTGACGCGGATGCCCGCCGGGATCTTGCCCATGAAGATCACGTCGGCCGCGTTGGCGGCCTTCTCGACCTCGTAGACATACTGAACCACGTTGCCGTGATCCCCCGTATGGAGCAGTTTGGTGATGGCGTCTGGTGCAAAGATGTTTGCCATTTGTCGTTCTCCTTGGGCCGGTTACAGCTTGACGACCGTATCGATCACGATGACGCCGTGATCGGTCGGTTCGACGTTGCCGTTACCGTCCGGGTAGTCGAAGCGCAATTTCGACTTGCCGTGCATGACTTCGCCGGCGAGTTCGAGGCTGCGTTCGAAGTTGTAGAACCGCTCGAGCCATGCGGCGTAGGTCTCGCTCGACTGGTTCTTGCCGTAGCAGTGCGCCAGCGCCTGTGCTCCGAGAAGCAGGCAGCGATCGACGGCATGCGTCGTTGACATCGCGGCGGCCACCGTGATGTCGCTCTCGGCCGCCGTGTAGCGATTGGCGACCAGCACGCCCTTGCAGACATGCGAGGCTGGCATGCGGATCACGCGGTCGAGCTTCTTGACCACGATGTTGCGCCACATGCCTGTCTCACCGGTGAACAGCGGGTGCTTCGATCCGTACGAGGCCCGCGTCCATGCGTTCTGCAGGAACGTGCGCCACACGAGATTGCTCGTGTTCGTCAGGATTGAATTCCACGCCCGATGCGACACCAGGCAGAGGTACATCGGCTCGTCGTCGGCCGCCGGGTCATCCGGCAGACGCACCGCCTGCAGCTTGTACTCGGCATCCGCGATGATCGTTGCGATCTCGTCGAAGTGCTCGAGCGTCAGCTTGTCCGTCGTGTCGACCGACGCCAGTTGCGCGCCGCCCTGTACGAGTGCTGTGCCGTCCGTGACGAAGTGCCGGTTGTAACTCGGCGCCTTGACCGCGTTCACCATGATCTCGGCGAACTCGGCATCGGTCGACAGCGGGATCACCCAGTCGGTACCGCCTTGCGTGCCGCGCGCGCCGCCCAGGTGCACCAGCGTCGACTGGTCGTGGTACCGGCGGAACCACCCTTGCAGGTTGGCCATGCCGATGCCGCGCAGTCCATGCACGGTGCGTTGCTGCGCCATCTTGCCGCCGACATCGACGACTTTCGTCACCATGTCGATCTTGATGTCCATGCTCGAGGACGTCAGGCGTTCGCCCTTACCCTCTGCATTTTTGTCCCCCATGATCGGACGGCCGCCGATCACGTTGAACATATCGACCGACACGGCGTCGCCGGCGGTCTTGGATAGATCGGTGACCCGGACGAGAGGCATGTCCGGACCGGTTTGGCCCTTCAACTTCGCTTCGGCAGCGCCTTGCTGCGGAGCCGGGCCTGTGAGTCGATTCATCAGGCTCGGCTGCCGCTGCGTCTGTGCGAACAGCGCAGCACCGAAGATTTTGCGGGCTAGTGCATGCCCCGCAGGGATTTGCGTTTGCATCGTGAATCCTTATGAAAGATGCGAACGCGCCAGATACGTGTGCCTAGCCGAACTTGGCCAGGAATGCTTCCGTCGCCTTTTGGTCGAGCTTCATGAAGTGATCGGTCAGTGCGACCGCACTCATTCCAGCTACCGCCTCGAGATCATTCTTCGGGGGCGGATTACCTCCAGGGATGTCGGTGAGTGTGTTGGGTGCCGCGTCCTCCATCGCCTTCGCTATCGCAGCGTCGGCTTTGGCTTTGGCGTCGGGGCTTTCTTTCGGCTTGCCGCTGGCGCTGGCCGGCAGGTCGATTGGGCCGTGAGCTGACTCGTACATGGCGACTACCTTCGTGAAGCGATCGCCGAGAGACAGACCCTTGAAACTGGGCTGATCCTTTGCCCACGTATCGATCGCCGCGATAGCGTCGAACTTCTCAGGGTCATTGGCCTGCACGAACACGAGCTTCGGGTTGGCGTCGATCGCGGTTTGCACCGCATCGAGCTCCCTCTGCCCTTCAGTGACCTCGACCTTATGCGCCGTCTGCTCGAGCGTGCTGATCCGTGAGATCAGCTTCTCGAACGTGGCGCCGAGTACCGGGGCCTCTTCCTTCAGCGTCGCCAGTTCTTCGGCCGAGATGATGTCTTCGACCGACTTCGTTGGATCCGCTGTTCCCTTCTCCGCTGCGGCTGCCACGTTCGCGAGCTTGGCGTTCAGTTCGGTCAGTTGATCTCCGAGACGCTTCGATTTATCGTTCTGCAACCAGTACGGCGTACGGGATATCGTGCTTGCCGTCCTTCGACTTGATCACCGAGCCCGCTACTTCTTCGGGCTCATCCTTCTCAGGCTCCGGTGCTTCCTTGGCGCCGGCGTCGGACGTCTCGCCGGTAGGTTTCGCGTCCACTTTGCCGCCTTCGGCTGGCTTCCCCTCTGGGGTGCCACTGTCCAGACCTCCGGACTCCTTCGGCTCGGCAGGACCGCCCAGGCCGTCGAAGTTCGTGAAGTCCGCGTTCATCGGGTCCTTCAGGATCGATTCAAGGTTGTCGACTTGTACTTCGCTCACTTCACACTCCCCTAGTTATCGGATAGGTCCGAGACACAACAAAAAGGGCGCACTGGGCGCCCACAGGTTTTGCCGCTCTATCCCTCGCGGCTTGGGTGAATTCGGTTCAGCCGGTCGCGTACAGCGCAACCAGCGCGGTCGCAGTTCCGGTGTTGTTCACGCGCTTGGCGCGCACCGGCAGGATCGCTCCTGCCACAGCAGTGAATTCGCAAGTCGTGTCGTTAGGGAACACGACCGTCAGAGTGCCGGCCGCTCCGACGTATACCGAATCGGCAACGCCGCCAGCAATGTCCACGGTGTCACTCTTCGTGATCGC